GATGTATCTTTGATTGAATACATAGGAAGACCCCATCCAGTCAGTTACTATGGAACACAGGAAGGATCTACTTCCAGATGGAATGTAGAAGTCCCGAAATCGGACGTTGAAACAATCGCTAAGATAAGGGCACTGGCTGTCTACAAGGGCGATGTGTATGTGAGAGAGCCTTACGGCACTGGCTACTGGGCCAATATTAAGGTTTCATATAACATCACTCACAATAAGGCAAGCGTTCCAGTGTCATTCTCAATCACAAGGGTGGAAGGAGGCGCATAAATGATTGATTGGACAAAATCAATGCGTCAGACTTTCGAGTATTACATTGTTGAACCTTATACATGGTTTGACATAGAGCAGCTCACAGCAATAAAGTCGTGCAGCATCACAAGAGATTTAACACTCGACACTTTAGGCAGCGCGTCTATCGAATCGAGCGACGATCTCAATGACAAATACGTAAGAGTATATCTTATAGCAACCCAAGGGGATGAAAAAGAAAAGATTCCCCTTGGGACTTTTCTTGCCCAGAGTCCGTCAACATCGTTTGATGGAAAAGTTCATGCTGTGAGCCACGATGCTTACACACCGCTTATTGAGCTTACAGAAAAACCCATGGCAATGGGATTCGCTGTGCGAAAAGGTGAGAATGTTGTAAGAAGGGCAAGAGGCATACTTCTCGACTATTCACTTCGTGCTCCGGTAGGAGATTGTGAGGATGCAACTACTCTTACCGGAGACTTTTTGTCTGATCCATCCGACACAAGACTTACATTTGTGTCAGACCTGCTCTCTAACGCCAAGTACAGTCTCGGACTGGACGAGCTTGGCAGATTGATATTTGAGCCGTACAAGGATTTAAATGCCCTGCAGCCAAGATGGATCTACACGGATGACAACAGCTCGATTCTTTATCCGGAACTGTCGGCTTCCCGTGATATTTTCGGTGTACCAAATAAGGTTGAAGTGGTTTTCTCGTCAAGCAAAGGTGATTTTCTTACTTCTACTGAGGTAAACGACGACGAAACGAGCATCGTGTCTTATCAGGCAAGGGGCAGATGGATAGTGCGTCGCGATTCGAGTCCTGATGTTGTTGACGGAATCAATCAGGAGCAGCTCGATGCGTATGCTCATAAGAAACTTGTAGATCTTTCATCAGTTGACTTTGAGCTGTCTTACAGACATGGATATTGCCCTGTACGTCTTGGCGACTGTGTAATGCTTAATTACAGGAGAGCTGATGTAAGAAACACAAAAGCAAAAGTTATTAAACAGGTTATAGACTGCATCCCCGGATGCCCGGTTCAGGAGACAGCCGTATTTACAAAGAAACTATATGGGGGTGATATCTTTGGCGAGACTATCAGACAAGCTGGTTAAAGAGTTTGTCAGGATGACTAACGATACAAGCAAGAAGAAAAGTGAAAGCTTTCTGTATGGAACTGTAGACAGCATCGAAGAAGATGGAACCGTTAATGTCATTCTGGACGGCTCAGACATTCCTACGCCTTGCTCTGCATCGGTTAGTGTAGCAGAAGGCGACAGAGTTCTTTTGATGCTTAAAAACAGGCAGGGTGTAATAACCTCAAACGTAACCAATCCGACAGTTAATGCTGGCTATCTGGAGGCTGGCGAAGCTAAAATCTCCGGCACCATTCATGCTGCAACGTATGAAGACAGTACCGGAAATTTTACTATGGATATTGGTACGACCGAAGATCCATATGGTAGCGTGTCGCCTGCATTTCGAATCGGCGGGTACATAAATGGCAATCCAAGCAACGACTATTTGGAATTGGTAATTAGCCTGTTTCCACCTGCCGATCCAGATACCCCATTTCCTGCACTTTGGATAGAAGGACGTATCAGCAGTGAGCCGGGCGATGAATATGCTAACCGGGTAAACATGGGAATTGACGATACTGGAATACATTTTAAGGGGGCGTGGGGCGACACTCCGCAAGCTCCTGGACTAAACGTACATAAGGACTTTTCGTGGTAAAGGAGGTGATCCTACTTGAGTCTAAATGTAATAAAGAACTTTCTGACTAAGAACAGGTGTTACCATCAGGGCAAAACCAGAAAGCCTATTGGTATCCAGATTCATACGATCGGGTGTGCTCAGGGTACGGCAAAGGCTGTATGTGATTACTGGAATAGTCCTAACGTTAATGCCTGCACGAATTATATTTGTGATGCCGATGTATCAGGAAGAGTGTATCAGTTGCTTCCAGAAGAATACTATTCGTGGGCAGATGCAGGATACGGTAACAGGAATCTCATTACAATGGAGATCGCCGAATCTGATTTCATGAAGTATACAGGCGGGGCAAACTTCAATGTAACTAATCAGGAGAATTTCAAGCGTGATATTCTTCGTGGCTACGATACTGCAGTACAGCTTTGCGCTGACATTTGCAAGAGATACAAATGGAATCCGATGAAGAAACTCCCAAGTGGTCTGTACCTGATTTCATCTCATAATGAAGGACGTATTGCAGGACTGTCGTCAGCTCATGTAGATCCGGATCACGTCTGGAGCAAGGTAGGACTTTCCATGGATACCTTCCGTCAGGCTGTTGTCAATGCTATGAACGGAAAGGTTGAAGAAGATGACGTTACAACTACCTGGTTCAGAGTCAGGAAGAAGTGGGAGGATGCAGATTCTCAGCTTGGAGCGTATGCGTTTATTGAGAATGCTAAGAAAGCCTGCCCGTATGGATATTCTGTCTTCGATGAAGAGGGGAAGGCAATCTATACCAATAAGACAAAGCCTAAGGGAACACAGGCATCAGAGTTTGCTGATATTTCAGAAGGAAAAGCTGCTGAGAAGATCATCGAGATAATCCATGAGAACGATAAGAGCGGAATCCTGTATTCTGTGAGCGCAGCTCAGATGATTCTTGAATCTGGCTATGGTAAGACAACGCTTGCTAAATCGGCTAATAACTGCTTTGGCATGAAGGCAATTCTGTCAGGAAACACCTGGGATGCGGTTTGGGATGGAAAGAGTAAGGTCCTGATCGACACACAGGAATGGGATGGCAGCAAGTATATCACGATCAAGGCTGAATTCAGAAAGTACCAGTGTATTGAAGATAGCATCAAGGATCATTCCGGCTATCTGCTCGGAGCTATGAACGGCTCTAAGAAGAGGTACGAGGGACTTCTTAATTGCAAGAACTACAAAGAAGCCATTACTCTTATTAAGAACGGCGGCTATGCTACAGATCCGGAGTATGTTAATAAGATCTGCAATATTATAGTAAGGTACAACCTCGACCGGTACGATGCTGAGATCGCTCCGAAGGAAGAAGCACCGGCTGCTAAACCTCTGTACTATGTTCAGTGCGGGGCGTTTAAGTATAAGAAGAACGCCGAGGGACTTGTGAATCAGCTTATCGGCGCAGGCTTCCATGCAGCAGTCGAGAAGAACGGAAAAACTTATAGGGTTGTATCGAAGAGAAAGAAGGATGGCAAACCATTTGCCAAGAAGAGTACTGCTGATAACAGAGCTAAGAAAATTCAGGCTGCCGGGTTTGCTGCTTTAGTAAAAGAAGTCTGATTTCGAATCTGAAAAAATCCCCGGAAGGGAATTTCTGAAAATGTTTTGAAAGGAGATCTATGAGTGCATTAATATTACCAATGCTTTATGGATTCATAATGTTTGCATTAGGCGTAATTACAGGACGGTTATTGAGATCATACAAGAAAATCGGTCGCTTCAAAATCAATGATGGAGATCCGGAGAAGCCAGCGTTCTGGCTGGAGCTTGATTATGATCTTGATACAATAGAAAGGCAGAAAACAATAGGATTCCAAGTAAAACATCATACTACAACTTCAACCTCTCTCTAACTCTATCTGCCTTTCGGGAAATAGGGTCGTGAATATTTCACGGCTCTATTTTTTTTGACGCAGGTGACCATTACTCAAGTTTCAGTACAGGCATTTCTTCTGGTGTCTTAGCCGCCTTCGCAGATAAATAAGCTCCTTTAGTGAGAACTATGTTTAGTAACAGAAAGGAGATACTATGGCACACAAACCAAAGAAAAAGGGACCGTATGAATTAACTTACGAAGAACTTATAGAGAGAATACAAGAATATCATGTGGCTATTTGTAAATTGGAGTCGGATATTTTTGATTCATTACCTCACACAAGTGCTCGTAACATTTGTATGACTTTATTAGAAGCAGGGCGAGAGTGTCAAAAAGAAGTAGAAGAGCTTAAACTAATCATAAAGGTTAGCTCGTGAGTAATTCACGGGCTTTCTTTTTTCGCTTATATTTTTACTCCTTTAGTAGGAAAGGAGGATTTAGATATGGATAATTACGATAGGAATGATTTAGAGATGATAGCTACAGATGTTTACTGTGCTTGGGACCTCCTAGTCTTCTATCTATCTAAACGATCAGATAGTGATAGTGAGCTTTATAGAAGCATATTGGATAATCTGGAGCAAGTTGCAGCTGAAATTTATGAGTTGTATGATCGCATATCTACAGCGCTTGAATCAAAAAAGGAGGAGGCTTAATGCCTCTTCTTTTTCGCTTATATTTTGTCCCCTTTAATGACAGATAAGATTGTAACTTTAAATCGGATTCAAAAGGAGGATAAAAATATGAGGTTATCAACAATAGTCAAGCTGATATGGGTTGTATTTCTATTAGCCCTGCTGTTTCACCCGGTGCTCACTATAGCATTTATAGTGAGTAACTTGGGGCTGATCGGAGGGCTTTTGGCAATATACTTCATGATCAGATTGGTGATTGGGATGTCACTGATAGAATATATTTCAAAAGAACTTGAAAAAGAGAGAAAAGAAGAAGAATAACCTTATCTGTCAAAAGACTGGGCTCGGATTTAATTTCGGGCTCTTTCTTTTTCGCTATTTTATTTGCTCCTTTAATGAGGAACTGTAAATACATATTTGTTAAAGGAGGACACCATGAACGATTTGATATTTAAGTTATTTCTATACTGTATTGTCGGTAACGTATACACAATCCTGCGTATGCTCGGTAGAGGAGAGCAAATGCATCGAAAACACATCGAGCGTGAAACCGGATATGCTGCATACAGTTTCGGCACTACACTGATTCTACTAATAACTTGCATACTTACAATCGTATTATGGCCGTGGGACTTAATAAGTTTGCTTTGCGGTTTTGTAAAGGAAAGAAGAAATAAGAAAAGGGGTTCAGACTAATGTCTGGCCTCTTTCTTTTTCGCTTATATTTTTACTCTTTTAGTGAAAGGAGGAAAAGTATGAAAGATCTTATGCCGTGTGATTTATTTGTATATGCTACGTCACAGTGTTTAACACGAGGTATCCCTTCAGAAGTGCTGGAAAAGATAGTTAATTCGGCAGTGGACGAACTCCACGCCAATGGATGGCTATCTCTTGCCAGGCTCGAACAGATTATTCGTGAGCATTGCGCCGAAGCAGGACTTGATGAAGACACTTATAGACGAGATTGGTTATACGATAACTATTTTGGGTGGGTAAAATAACTCACCCTTTTCTTTTTCGCATAATTTTGTCCCTCTATAATGACAAGAATAACTGGGAACCAAACCAGGTGGAAACGGTGGGGCTTTATATTCTTGCTAACAGCAGTTGAAGAGGTGAAAAATCCTGAACTCGTACTGTTAAACCGTTTAAATAAGTTCATGAAGAATGAGAAGGGTAAGAGGTATTAGAGAAGTAAAACCTTAAAAAATCTAAGGAGCTGATGATTTAAGGATAATGTGAAAACTCTAATATGCGAGACCTCCGCGCCCCGAAATGGGATTAAGTTTAAAGGGCGCCACTCGTTCTTCGCTCTTATTTTTTCGCATAATTTTGTCCCTCTATAATGACAAGAAAACAAACTTTTATACAAAAGAATGGAGGATAAAGTTATGAAGAAACTTATGGTTGTTATGGTAGCTATGGTGATGGTTATGGCAATGTCCAGCGTGGCGTTTGCCGGAACTGACAAAACCGAAACTGAAACCAAGCAGGCATGGTACAAGGTCGGTATCACTGCAGTCTGCGATGCAGGCAAAGCAGTAGGTAACGGAGTTGTAGCTGCCGGCAAGGCGGTAGGCAACGGGGCTGTTAAGGCCGGTACAACTGCCAAGCACGGACTGGGTCACGCATTCATCTGGTGCTCAGACAAAGAGGAAAAAATTGGTAACTGGCTTCTTAAGTGAAGTATGGTTTGTAACTCGTCGACTGGAGAGTCAATCAAAAGATTGGCTCTCCTTTTTTTTTCGCTTATATTTTTATCCCTCTAATGAGAAACTGTAAACTTTCAACAAAGAAAGGAGAAACTTATGACAGCAGAGGATTTTACAGCTAGAAAGCTGGCAGCAAACAAGGCGTTACTCGACGCGATTGGTATGATCGATCCGTCGGACCCTGATGCTGTGAAAAAGTATGAGGCGATCAGTAAGCTCTATCATGAGCTGAACGCCGACATCAAGAACGATTTTGATCGTGAGGCTAAAGCCGAAGAACTCAAAGTCGAGCGCGAGAAGATCGAGAGCGAGAAAGCCACAAAGGCAGAAGCAATCGCAGCTGAGCGTGAGAGGACTGAGTCTGAGGCTAAGAGCGACATGAGAAAAGCAATTCTTGATGTCGTCGGAAAAGGCGGGATAGCAGCAGCAACGATCTTCTCTGCAGTTGCGCAGATCAAGATGTTCGACAGATCGACTGAGTTTGAGAAGGAGAACGCTTTGCTTACAACGTCACAGCAGACGGTTGTGAAGAATGGTATTAGCGGTCGATTCTTCAAGCATTAAGTTGAAGAGTGGTTTCAAAGGAGGAGGTCTTTATGACCTCTTCTTTTTTTTTCGCTAAAAATAAACCTCCTTTAATGGAACTATTAAAATTCACACGAAAGGAGGTGAGGGTATGGAAGAGTACGTCAGACATCTTTTCAAAGAAGAGTTTCTTACGATCCCCGAGATTGTGAGCATGACTCATCTTTCTGAAAAGTATGTCAGGTGGATTCTTGGATACCCACCTGAAGTGTAACACGTAGATAGGCATCAGACAAGGGCTCAGGCTAAAAACCTGGGCTCTTTCTTTTTCAGGTGAATTATGTCAAAAAGATATTACAAGCCAGAAGGCGAAGGAAAGCCTAAAGGCGTGACACATTATTGCGATCATCCGCTGTATAATGACTGCACTCTTTTCATGCTCCCAAACGGCAAAGGGCTTGCTGTGATACAGCAGCGTTTCAATCCTCAATTGAAGTATACCTGGTGGACCAGAATAGACGATGCACTTAACATTGATATTTCCGCTTCACCGGAACTTAAGTCCTATCTTGAGGAGAATGCTCAGCTTCCATCAGAAGACTTTGACCTTTACCCAACAGTTGAGGTCAGGAAGGTAATGTGGGCGTTGAAACTTCCGCCTCTACGGAAACACGCATGGGAGACAAGGTTTTAACTTCGCGTATTTTTTGCCTCTTATAATGAGAAGAATAGCATAATTGGGAATGCACATTTAATGAGATTCAGGTTCGAATCCTGATTACTTCTCATTTTTTTTTCGCTGATATTTTCGCTCCTCTAATGAAGCAGATGAACATCAATTCAAAAAGGAGGAGATTTATATGGATTTGATCAGTTTGCTTTTAATTGCGGTTCTGGTGTATGGAATAATAGCCAGACACTCATAACTGACGATTAAAAAACAAACGGGGGAGACTTTATGTCTCCTCTTTTTTCTTCGCTTATATTTTGTCTCCTCTAATGAGGAACTAAGTATCCACACGAAAGGAGAATAGATATGAAGAGAATGATACAAAAGGTTAAATGGTTCTTCCAGGATTTATGGGAGAAATTTACAACCGGACTTGCGAAGTTCGCAGGATGGTGCGTCAGGAACAAGGAACTGGCAATCATACTCTTGACGAGTATTGCGGGAATCGTGAAACACGTCACGAAGATAATAGCGTACAAGAAAGAGGATGAATGGCGGAATCGGCGTTTCTACGACCGCCGGACTGACAGATGGAGCTACGCCCGGAAGAAACTCACAAAAAGACAGGAAAGGATCATAGAAAGGAGGTATCAGGAAGGCGAAACATATCGCAGCATCCTTGATGACATGGGGCTGCTTAAGTAACTTAAAACAAGGCGACAGGAGGGCTGATCGAAAGATTGGCTCTCCATTTTTTTTGAGATTGAAAGGAGAAAGATTATGGCTTGGAGATCATCATACTTATTTTGTCCTGATTGCAAAAGCGTTTACTTTGCAAATCAGATTTCACCGATTATTGAGAGCGGAAGATCATACTGGCGCTGTCCTAACGCCATGTGCACCTCTCTGAGCGAGCTTGTCACTATAGACGAACTCATGATTGAGCCGATCGTAAAGCTTAACAAGAAAGGGTATACGACAGCATATTGCTGCTCCGGTCATCAGCTGAGAGACCGCAGCAGTAAGTATGGTTACATTCTGTTTTCCAGAGGAATTAAGATTCCGAGCACGCCAAAAGGCTGGAATAAGGAAACTGATGGTATTGGAAAGCGTGTCTGTATCAGATCCTCGATCGACGATCTTGCTACATCCATTAGTAATCTAAACAAGTGGGTAAACAAACTGGAGGTTGAGAATGGATAACGCACTTTACTCGATACTGGCGGCAAAGGTGGGCCGCCATAGGCGGGAAATCATTATGACTTTCTGGTCCAAGCTCACCAAGGTCGAAAGAGAAGTTATGAGGCTTCGCTACTATAGCGAGCTTACCTACAGTGAAATCATGCGCAGGCTCTCGCTCTCAAGGGATTCTGTAAGGAGGGCAGAGCAGAACGCGCTTAATAAATTCAGGCAGTACCCGTTGAAAGGAGAAAAATGAAACTTAATGTATTAGTGACTAGTGCCGACTATCGATTTCAGATAGATGAGTGGCTTACTTCTTTTATTAGGGCAGTGCAATACGCAAGAATTAATCTTGTTGCTCGACATAAGATAGATTTGAATTTTGTCGAATTAATTGATCCTTGGACTGCCGAAGTTAGTGTAACGCTTCCAGACGGCTTCGACGTAGGCAACTTCAATCCTGGTAATCGCCTTAGAGGAATACCGTTATACATGCTTAAGAATAATCCTGAGCTTAATAAAAACAAGATAGGTAACAGATTGTTTTTATACAGGATTAAGGAACAGTGCAATTGAAAGGAGAGAACTAATGAGCGACGTAACACAGAAAATCATAGCCATGCAGTTAAACCTGCGAGATCTCAGATCCTATGCAGGTTGGACTCAGGAAGAGCTTGGTAAGATGCTCGGTGTTTCAAAACAGACAATATCACAGCTTGAGCGCAGCGAAAACCGTTTGTCGCAGGCTCAGTACATAGCAATCAGATCTTTGCTTGATCATGTAACGGCTGAGAGACCGGTTTTATCCAAGGCTATTGATATTTACTTTGGACCCGATAACTGGATGAACGAGGTATTTGAGCTTTTGAAAGGAGAATAAGATGTTTAGTTATTGGAATCCAGGACCGAGCAATCGTTATGAAAAGCCACTACAAACTCGTGTTGATGAAGAGACGTATGAATTAATTAAAAAATTTGCTGATAATAGTAACGTAAGCGTAGCCGAGTTTATAAGAAAAGCATTACGCCACGAAATAGCCAGACAAAGTATTATGGAAGAGATGTCTATTAGATCCATCGTTAAAGGAGAACAGCAATGAACTTTAAAAGCAACGACATGACATTACTTAAAATTAAGGAACTTACAGAGAGCGTTAACCTCCACTGGGGTTCACGTATGCCCCTCATGGCAGCAGAGGAAGCCGGAGAGTTTATCCAGGCTGTGTCAAAACTTGAAAGAAAGCTCTACTCACCTCAGAGTGGTAGGACGTACGACATCGAGGACGAAATGGATCACCTTGTAGAGGAGATGGGAGACGTACTAATCGTGATCGGTGCTCTGGCAAACAAGTACGGCATCCCGGCTATTGATATTCAGGAAGCGATAGAGAGCAAGCTTTTGGAGGAGAGAGAAGTATGAGAAACAAGAGAGTTAAGATGGTTGGCACTATTCGATATATCTGCGAAAACTGTTTTGATGAACTGTGTATGGATGGCAAGAAAGCATATCAGGGATTGGAGATTGATTATGACGCTTGCCGTAATCCTGACGGTTCAGAACCGGTATGCGATGAATGTGGACGAGAATACGCTCTATACGAGACCTTTATTGTTGATGAGGTTGAGAAAGTATAATTCGCTGATATTTTTACCCTTCTAATGAGACAATTAACTTTTGATCTTGAAAGGAGAGTGTAACATGAAGGGGAGCAATAAGGGAATTATGATTATGCCTAAGGACACTGAGAATCTGATCAGAGCGAAGCACTGGCTCTTGAGCAGGAATAAAGAATTCAAGGAATTCAGACTTCCTGTAAGCGAGACAGAATCGCAGGTCATGATTATGGCAGAGTTTGACCTGGCAGACAGAATCCTTTACAGACTGTCGTTCAGAGACAAAGCCGAAAAGGTAAATGTTTATTGTTGAGTTTAAGGGCTCGTGAGAAATCACGGGCTCTTTTATTTTTTGAAAGGAGAATTATTATGAGTCAGACAAAACACCAGGAAACCATCGAAAGAGACAGAATTTTAATCAATATTCTTAAGAAGGGTGAGACAATGACCAGCTCGGCAATTGATGCGAAGCTTGGGTTTGTCAGCCCCGGAGCAAGAATGATGTACATGCACAAGCTCATGAAGGAGCATAAGGAGATTCAGAACATTTCTCCAAAAGGAAAGACGGCGGAATACAAGTGGGTTGAGGACAAGCCAGTCAAAAAAGACGAGCTTGTAGAGGTAATGCCGGGAGTCCTTGAGCTTGTGGAACCTCAGGTTATGACCCCAACGCTTATTGCAACTCAGGAGACTGGAAAGATCCTGCCCGGAGAGGTCTGGCAGACAGAGGAATCCAACGGAACCAAGGGGATGATGTTCGCCCTGAACTCACTTAACGGAGCCTGCCAGGGAATTAAGCTCTACCCGGATGACAACGACAGCAGAGCAATTGTGGGAGATAATGCATTCACGATTGATATTCTCGGAAGGACATACATTGGCGATCCAACGCATGTTACCTTCAAACCTCTGAAATACTGTGTAAGGCGCAGGCTGTTTACTCACACAGATAAGCTTAAAGAGGCAAGGGAAGCCCTGGCTAAGGTATTCGGCATTCCTGAGAAGGAGGTCATCAAGACCGTTAAGGCTGATCCTGAAGTTAAGATCGTCTATCGCGACAGAGTGGTTGAGAAGGAGCCTGAAAAGAAGGAAGAAGTGAAGATTCCGGATACCTACGTTGACGGCAGGTCAGCATACATCGTTACTCTCGAGAGGGAGTGTGCTATCTGGAAGGAAGTGGCGACGAAGCTGCTTGAGAAGAATTCGTGATATTTTTGCCTCCTTTAATGAGGTAGTAGAAAACTTTTAACACAAAAATCAAGGAGGATTTCTTATGAAGAAGTTTATCGGAATTGGACTCGGAGTTATGGCAATTGGAGCAGGCGTTGCTGTTGCCCTGAAGTATATCTTCGGAAAGAAGAATACTGTACAGGAGGAACAGAGCGAGGCTGCAAAGGCCAGACGCTGGTTCTTTAAGAAAGAGGACAGAAAGGAGGATGAAACTGTTGACACTGTGGTGAAGGGATTCACCGCCTAAGAGAAACCGGAGGGCTTATCGGAAAGATAGGCTCTCCTTATTTTTTTTTCAAACAAAGGAGGTTACTTATGAACGTAATAGCGTTGGCAAGAAAGGCGACTGTGCCGGTGCTGAGGGTTTGGGACAAGCATGACTCAACCATCCTGACGGCAGTAACGATTGCTGCAACAGGAGCTGCAGTGATATTTGCCCTGAAGGATGGTCCGAAGTGCGAGAAGATCCTAAAAGAAAAGAAAGAGCAGGGTGCATCCAATGTTGAGACGGCAAAGGCGGTTCTCCCGGTTGCAGGAAGAACAATGATGGCTGTTGCTGTGGCATGGGGATGCGCGATCCTGAATCACAAGAGATCCGGAGAGAAGATCGTCAGACTGGCAGAAGCACTTGCTGTAGCGTCGTCGCTCAGGGAAGACACGAGAAAGGCGACAGAAGAAGTTGCCGGAAAAGAAGTGGCAGAAGAAATCGATAAGAAGGTTGCAGTGCACAGAGCATCCTGCGAGCCTGTCATCATGGGCGAGGTGGAGACTACCGGACACGGTAATTATATCTTCCGAGAGCCAATGACAGGGAAGACGTTCAGAGCCAGCAAAGAGTGGGTAGAGCTTATCGTCAACACCTGGAGCAGCTCGCTTAGAGAAGCGAAGGCTAAGGACGATGACGAATACGAAGTAAGAATGACTGATATTTTTGACGATATAGGACTTAGCAGATGCGGATTTGGAGATCTGTTTGTCTGGAGATCAGCAGAATGTGATGAGATTGCGGTTAATCTCAACAATACATTCGAGTATGAGGGACCAGACGGTACCAGAGAGCCTGGATACGTGCTTGATTTCTACACCAAGCCGGTTCTGTCGTACTGCTCCTATACGTCGGCAAGTTCCAGATATCATTAAGGAGGAAATAATGGGAGAACTTAATCCTGAAAAGATCGTTGAATTCCACGAAAACTGCGATAAATGCCAGTTTCGTGACCTGTCAGAGAGGGACGATCCGTGTTTTGAGTGCCTTGATAACCCGGTAAACGTGTATTCACACAGACCGGTGAAGTTTGTGGCACGCAATTCGCAGAAAAATTAGTTCCTTTAATGAGGAACTAAAAACTGCCTAAAGATGAAAGGAGAATTAATTATGGCAGACGAAAAGAAAGTTGTAAGCGAATGTGAATACAAGGAAGTTGACAACGACCAGCAGAATGCTGAAGCTCCGAAGGCTGATACGAAGCCCGCAGAGGAGAAGAAGGAAAAGAAGAAAGTTCCGAAGTGGCTGAAAACCACCGGTCAGGTGATCGAGGGTGGATTGGCTATTTTCGGTACGATCATCGGATCACTTCTGATCTTCGACAAGGCAACGTCAAAGCGTCGGCAGCGGAAGTATGAAGCATGGCAGCAGAGCCAGCAGCAGACGACGTATGCACGTCCGGAGACAACGACATTTCAGCAGGAATTCCATAACGAGGAATCCCAGATCTGAAGGGTTTTAAGTAACTCAAGACTAGAGGGTCAATCGAAAGATTGGCTCTCTATTTTTTTCAAAGGAGAAAACTATGTTAGATGACCAGATTAAGAAAGAGACAGAGCGTCTTGCCTCTCTGGCCCCGACAGAGCCTAAGAAAGAGCACAAGAAAGTTGGAGGGCTCATTGAGTATTACAGAGAGCCTCTTGCTCAGAGAATCGTCAGGGCTTTGTTTGAGAACGACCTTAAAACGGTAGCGACATCCGTAGTAAATGAGGTCATGGTGCCGAAGGCAAAAGATATCCTTGCCGACATGTTCATCAGCGGCATACAGAAAGCCATTTACGGCGATGACGTATCTACAAATACCTCGTACTACAGCGGGTACGCAAAAGGACCCGGAAGAAAAGCGTCATATGACGATTACTACAGGGATGGCTACAGAGCCCCCATGGTAGCCGAGGAGAAAGTAAAGGTCAGGTGGGACAGAATCGTTTTCAGAGACAGGGAGAAGGCTGTAGAGCTTGTATCCAGTCTTAAAAGCGATCTTCAAAGGTATCAGCAAGGCGTATCGATTCTTGACATGTATGACTACGTAACTGAGATCGACAAGAAACTTGAGAGCCAGATCGAGAGCGAGTTCCCGGACAGTAACTGGGGATGGACAAATCTTGACCACGTGCAGATTGAACGCGTTTCCGGAGGCTGGTGGGTAAAGTTCCCCAAACCGGTGCGCATTAACTGAAAGGAGTAGATTATGGGATTATCTAAATTGGCAGGCGATATTCTTCTGACAACAAAGAAGTATTCGCCTGAAATTAAATTTGTCATTGGTGTCGTATCTCTCGGCGCTGCATTATATACAACTCACAAGGCAGCACTCAAGTCCCAGGAGATCGTTGAGAAGAGAAAGAAGGGTCTTGACAGTGTTGCCGAGGCAAAACAGATGGTCAAGGACGGAGAGATCGAGCCTGAAGAGTACACCGAGGCAGATGTAAAGAGTGATATTCGCAAAGTCAATGTTGACTACGTTATCGATCTTGGAAAGAACTATGCATTGCCGGCACTGTTTACAGGCATTGCGGTTGGGTGCTTCGCAGGAGCTGTGTGCGATTACAAGAATCTGTTTTTAGGTGTGGGCGCGGCATACAACGCTCTGACGATTAAATATAACGATGAGATGAAGTTCTTCAAAGACCAGCTCGGAGAAGAGAAGTTCAACGAGATGAAAGAGGGCTTCAAGACAGAGCAAATTAAACAAGCGCAGTCCACGGGACTGACAGATCCTGCAGATAAGCAGACTGCCAGATCAAAGTGCAATCCGTATTCGAGGTTCTTTGATGAACTCAATGGTGCGTGGCGGGATGATCCTGAGTACAACAAGATGTGGCTCCTTGGAAAAGAGAACATGCTTGAAGAAAGACTTCATAGAAACGGACATCTGTTTTTGAATGACGCCTATGAAGAGCTAGGATACCCGCCGACGGATGCCGGAAGAGTTATGGGGTGGATAAGCAAGAACCCGGACGGAACATTGAATCACGTTGATTTTGGCATATTCAACGTTCACGACGAGGCGTCGAGATGGTTCGTGAACGGGCTTGAGCCAATATTCCTTATTGATTTTAACGTAGACCCGAAGCCAATCACAGGAAGGATCGGCTGGGCGACTTATTGATATTTGAAAGGAGAATAATATGACGATTAGTAACGTCACAGAAATTAAGATGACCGAGAAAAAGCAGACTAAAGAATCAGATGTCTGGAAGATGATGGAGACGATCAGCGAGTTTTATGATGTAGAGGATCTCGAAGAAGCGTTTGGATGTTGTGCATTAGCAGACGCGATCTGCTCGTACTCACTGGAAGATTTTATCAAGACCTTTGAAGCGTATGAAAAGGAACGCAAAATCATCCATGTTGGGGACGAGGTGAAGTGGGCGGCATCTCCTCGTTTTGATCCTACCTGCGGGGTAGTTATTGCCATCTGTGATGGATACTACACCGTTCTTACAAATAGTGGCGGTGAGGGAGGCTATTTTTACACAAGAGCCGTTATGACAAACGATCCTACACTTCGTAAGACCGGATCTAAGTTTCCCATCAGTGCAAAGGAGGAGTCATGAACGCATTAAAGTACGCATTGATATTCCTGGCAGGTGCAGGCATAGGCGTTGGAGCATCTGCAATCTTCTTTAAGAAGAAGTATGACGAAGTTTTGAAGAAGTGCGATGAGGATCTCGAAAAGATGGACGAGTATTACAAGAAGAAACTTGACAATCTTTATGCTCCCAAGGAAGAAGAGCCGGCCCTC